AGGCGCGGGGTGGTAGACGCAATGTGCGAGGGGAATGACAACTTGGCAAGTTCCCAGTCGGGAACATCGGGGGGGATTTGGGGCTTGTGAGCGAAAATGCGCTAGTACGGGAATGTCGGCTTCGTGCGGCGTTATAAGAGATAGTGTCGCGTGTAGTCCCCCTTTGGAAAATTTTAAATTCCGCCATTAATCGTCCCCGCTTTTTCCCGCCCCGGCAAATGCGACTCCCCCCGCCCCATGTCTATTGTTACAACTTGTTACTATATACATAATGCGGAGTCCTGTTCCACGGGATTTCCCAGCATCTATCGGTGTTCCACGGGATTGGGTGGTCACCAACCTGCAATCAACCCGTTAGTTGGTGGTCGCAACACTAGATATGGTGGTGGTGGCCCAGCCTCGCGCGCGTGTTTGTGATTCTCTGCGAGAAAGTGGGAACGATTCCCAGTCCCTATTCCCCTCCAATCCACTTGATCCTAGAATAAATTCTAGTCCCAACTCCTACTTCGCACCAGAATGCCCTGTACGCTCTTTGCCCTATCATATGGGATCAACACCCACAAGAAAGCCCCAGACGCTGTGTGAGCGATTCTGGGGCAATCTAGGGGGTATCTGGCGCGGTTTGGTGTAGGATGTTGGCTGGAGAGTCACACAAACTCCTGATACTGTCCGTTCAATCGCAGTGGCAGCACCACATCCCTGCGTCCATTTCTTAGCTTCCCAACCTTGAGTCCATCCTCGGCAATGAACAGGAGAGCGTCAGCATCCTGCTCGATGGCACGGGACTCTCGAACTTGGTTGTTGTCATTGAGTTGCGAGGCAGAGATCACTGGGCATTGCAGGTGCTTGGCTAGTTGCTTGAGTCCACCAGAGACTCTGGCTACTTCCTCTTCCCGTGATTCCCTGCTTGAGCGTGAGCCACGGATGAGCTGCAGGTAATCGACCACGACGAGATCCAGACTGCCATGCAGGTCGCGGATGCGTTCGGCCTCAGCCGCAATGCTGTCAATGCTCTGGTTGGAGCTTGAATCGATCCACAAGGGAGCGGATGAGATCTGCTCAACTCCGCGCTGGATCTTTTGTAGCTCATGCTTGGCTGCTGACCTCGGCTGGGTAATTGACCCGTAGTTGGTGTGGGTCATGACTGAAATGAGCCTGCCGATTACCTCGTGGGTCATCATTTCCAAGCTGTGGATTGCGACTGGTCGCTGGTCGCTGATAAACTTGCTGGCGATCTGAAGCATCAACACGGACTTGCCTCTGCTTGGCTTTCCAGCGATCACCCAGAATTCGCCCGGTCTCATGCCGCCGCAAATCTCGTCTAGCTCTGCGATGCCTGTGGACATGCCGGGGAGGTCGCCTGAGTTGTAGTCCCGCAGGAGGTTCTCGATGAATTGTTTGGACGCCTTGTCTGCGTCTATGCTGCGTTGCTTGCCAGATACTACCTGCTGGAGACTCTGGAGGGTTGTACGGAATGAGGCAATGGCACTGGTGGCATCATCGGCTGTGGCTATCTCACGGGCGGCAGATTGCGCCAAGCGTCTGGCTTGGTACTCCTTGAGGTTTGAGACCCACTGCGTCCATCCTGCGGGAGTCGGGGCGTAGTTGTAGCACTCAACAACCTGCGATGCTCCACCGATCCTGTCCAGTGTGCCGCTCTCCGTGAGGTGTTGGACAACCGCGATGAGGTCGTACTGGTTATTGTCGGAAGCTGGAAGCTCACGGCATGCCGTCCAGAGGGTCTTGGTGTCGGGGTGGTGGAATGACTCGCTAGTGATTCCGTCTGCGGCTGCACGCTTGAGCAATGCGGAGTCCTTGAGGATGGACGAGATAACTGCCTTCTCGGAGGTGTGTGCGGATGGTGGTATGGTTGGTTCTGTGTTCATTTGGTTGTTCTGGTTCCTGTGATGATTGTCAAAGAGTGTCTTGGTCTGTTCGCTATCTGAAACTCGTCAACGATTGCCTTTAGTGCTGCGTGCCGTCTAGCTGTGATCTCAATAACTTCTGTGAGCCTATTGACTTCTGCTTGAAGTTCCCTTCGAGACATTTTTCCTAGTCTTTTATAGCCGTATTTGTTTGGTCTGAAAATGTCAGGCCCTGTTGGTCTGAGGTCTTTCATGCTGGTTCAGATTCCGAACTGGTCGGAGGTTTGTGGTTTGGTGGTTTGCTTGTCACGGGCCTGCCATGTCCTAACTGCTGACTTCCAGCACTTCATCGGAGCCTTGCCCACAACCCAGCCTTTCGACTCGTAGTAGTCAATGAATTGTTGAGCCTTCAAAAACTTTGGGGTGAGGCTGGAGCCGTAGGCTAGGACATCCGCCACGGATGGTTTCTGGAATCGCTTCTGATTGTTTGTTGTCCCTATATGTTCTATTGACGGTTCTTTAATATAGGGCAGGTCTCCAGTCTGGACTTCTAGAGGTCTCCAGTCTGGACCTCTAGAGGTCTCCAGTCTGGACTTCTGGATTGTGTAGATGACCTCGTTCCGTCCACGATGACGCTCAATAATTCCACTCTCCTCAAGCTCATTCAATGCCTTAAACACACTGCTCCTCGACAACCCTGTCTCGGCTGCGATGGTTTCGATGTGCGGCCAAGCCACACCCTGATCGTTCGCATTATCCGCGAGCTTCAGCAGGACAAGCTTGGCCTTGGCATCGGCTACGGGTGTCTTCCATGCCTGTGATATGTAGTGGATGCTCATGCCTCGTATAGGTACAGGTATTTCTCGCAGTTGCGCACGAAATGCTCGACTGCCCGGCTGCGTGTCTTTTTAGACCCTCGGAAATGCTCAACGCAGATTCGGTCGAGGATTGCCCATGCCTCTGGGGACATGGTGATGCTGGAGGCGATGCGGTGTTCACCAACGGGTAGTGGCTTGCGCCCAACCTTCGGCCTTGGAAGGTCTGCAAGCATCTGCTGCAACTCGGTTGGTTTGTCAGGCTTGGTGATCTGGATTCTCATGTATTTGTTCTGTGATGTCTTGTATGGCTAGTTCAAGCAGGTCTAGTTCCTGCGTGAGTCTCGGTGTTGATCCCAGCTTCTCCCGCTTGAGTCGGCGCATGTATGCCTCCTTGAGGCAGGCTAGGATTAGCCCTCTTGCTGTTATTGGTTGGTCGGTCATGGCATGTGCGGCAACTGGGCGACGAGCGGAACTCTGAGATTGCTTTCGGGAGTCCGCAGGTCGCACAGATACGCCAGCGTATTGGTTCTGTCATTGGTAGGTTGGTGAGTCGTTGTCATGGTCTGCGCTTTCGAACGGTTCAAGGTCAAAAGGCCAGTTGGAGATGCGGTACGAGCTATCGAACTTCATCTGTTTGACTAACTTTCCAATCTCATCAAGTTGAGCCTGCAATCTCTTGTTCTCGACGATCAGCGATGCCTCTCGGTGCTGGACTGCACGCAGTCGCTTGCATAGCTCGGTCGCAGAGACATGGTGCGATGCTGGCATCTCGCATGTTCCGCACTCGTAATCCTCGGATGGTGGTGTCGGCCTGCCGCATGTCGGGCAGTCCCATTCGTCGTGTGTGTTCATGGTATTAAATGCTATTGTCTTCGATGAACTCGCGCTGGAACATGCTCTCCACAACATCTGGATGCCATGACATGTAGGTCATTAGTGTGCGGAATACTGTGATCATTTCGTCAAGTGGCGCATCGCGTGAAAACACGAATTCCATTCGTGAGCCTTCGTTGAGGATCTCAATCTTTATTTTTCGGTCGTATTGCATGTTGGTGTTGGTGTTGGTGTTGGTTTGTCTTTTCTGAAAATGTCTTCGTAGTTTTGCCCGTAAACCTCGGCGTTGACCGGGCGCGGGGAGTCACCCTTTCCTGCGCTCACTGCGGGCCTCCTTTCCATGCGGCGAGGGCATCACCAGCCTTGTACAGCGATTCGGTGATGTCGCGTGGTTTGTCATTCAGCAATGTTTCACACAGCTCCCGCAAAGCCTCAGCCAGCATGTCGCGTTGCTCGGTGACCCGCATTGCCGCCAAAAGCAGTCCTTCATGTGCAGTCGCGCCCAATGCTCTCCTAGCATCTTCGATAGTCGCCCTGCATTCGTTATATCCGATGAGGGCGGCATCACGCTCTTCTCTTGTCTTTTTCCAAGTGGCAATAGCTTCGTTTGCTTCAAGCCGATAGCGTTCTGCTTCCTCCTCCAGCTCACAGTACGCATCCTCGTGAACCTTGTACCCTAATCCGTAATCGCCGCTCACGCTGCACCTCCTTTGTACTGCAGGTAGGCCCAGCCTAGAGCCACCCACCATGCAATGACTGCGGCGATGATTGCCACCCGATCCCAGCGGACATAACGCTGGCGGCGGGGTGGTGGGATGATTGGTAGTGGTAGTGGGTGCTGTTCCAAGTATCCAAGTGTGTTTTTGTTTTCTAGTCGGTACGATTTCATGGTTGTTTGTTGGTTAGTAGCTATGCACGAAGGTGTGGAGCAGGATTGCCGCCTTCACGCTGAACCATCCGATGGCGCAGCAGGCGATTATTTGGGTGAGGAATGTGATTGCTTTCATGTTGGTTGGTTAAGCGTTGATGTCTTGTATGTAGTATTGCGTGATTGCAGGAGAGGTGTAGTTGCAAATGGCCAAGATTTTTACTCCATATGATTCGTATGTGGTCATCTCAAAATGCTCGCACTGGTTGAAGTCACGCCACGATAGTTCGTCGTTTCCGATTAGGGCTATCGCTGCGTCCCGTGTAATTTCTGCGTATTCAGGTAAGTTCATGGTTCTGGTTGGTTCTGGTTGGTGGGTGGGTGTGGTTAGGCAATAACTGGAAGAGGTAGCCACTTGCGTTGTTCGTTAGATGCTTCTTGTTCATCGCGTGATTGTCTTGCTTCGCGGAAACCAATCAAGCGTTGAGCAAGTTCTGGGCGCAACTGCAATTCGCATTTGATATTGTAGTGGGCTTGTGAACGCACACGCTCAAGTGTATTGTCCATGTTCAATCGTGCATCATTGATGGACGACAGGATGTCATATTTACTATGCTCGATTTGCGAGCGAAGCTTTGCTGGCTCATTGCCTAGCTCAAGCACTTGGATGTATCGGTTGCAGATGGTGCGTGCCTCTCTGTTGATTTTGGTAGCGATGGAATTCATTGGTTGGTTCTATTGGTTGTTGGTGTTGCCTGCTGGCAACGAGAAGACAATCCCACACATGTGGAATAAACTCAACAGAAAAATGCAGAATTACTGAAAATAATTCCACAACACCCTGCAACCCGCTTAAACACTAGGGTTTTTTTACTCTAATTCGTCGTCCAGACCGGGGTAATCGGGCAATTTTGATGGTTCCGGGACAGGCTCGGAGGCAAATCCACGCTCATCGATGATCAAAGCCTTGGCGAGGATGGCGTAATTCACAAGGTCGAGACAGGCATCTTCCGCAGACTCATTAGGCACAGCCAACTTGCCGTCATTCGCAAATGATTTCAGTCGCTGTAGCTTGTCTTGCATGCGTAGCAGCAGCCCTGTGATAGGATGTAAACCTAGTGACTCACTAGCCTTGAAGTTAGCTAACGCATCGTGTGCATGCTCACCTCCAGAGTAGTCATTGTTTTTCACATCCATTATCGCCAACGCTTGTCGGCATGTTTCCGTATGTACTTTCAGTAGTGCTTGTTTGTTCATGTCGTTTGTTCCATGTTTTATAGTTATTCTCGTCAGCAAAAAATGGGTCATTGGCTAGCAACCATCGCTCGCATGCGCGGCGGACATCGAGGTACATCTCCTGCGGGAGACCGTCTTCGGCTAGTGTTGGGTTGCGGACAAACCTAGGCATGCGTGTTGTTGTTAGGTGGCATTAACCATAACGCGACCAGTATTGCAATCACCAAAAAGTATGTGATGTCGTTATGCATTGATCAGGCGGTATTTGATTCGTGATAGGTGTTCGCATGCGTCAACAAACTCCCTCGCGTCATGCGTGTTAGTGAGCGCAGCAAGGTCGCTCTCTAGGCAGTCCAAGCAAACCCTGCCACCTCTGGCTGGCTTCTCGCACCCGTCACGCTCGCAGGTGCTGTAAGTGCTTGGCCACAGCGGGAACTGGTATTGGATGTCGTATATCAGTTGGTCAATGGTTTTACTCATATTATATCATTCTATTCATTTCGATAATTTATTTACTGGTTCAAGCTTCATTCCAAAATCATTTACTCCTGAGTAATTCCAATCACTCTTTCTTTTTAACTTGTTCTTTTTGAATGCACCATAATCAACATGATGATGCCATCTGTTAAATTTCTTGGTAACCTTTACGCAATCTGGATGTTGCTCAACAAGAGACTCTGCAAACGACAACCTGTCAGTTCCATCGTTATATACATTATCGGTATTGCCACCATTCATTTTCATAGTCTGAGTTTTTTGCTGTGTAAATGCAAGAAACAAAACATTTACATGCCCATCCTTTAATGCCCGTATTGATAAGTCTGTATCCTCATTGAATTTGCCCCTCCATCGATACGGAAGGTCGTTTTTTATCAATATAGTGCTATATATTCTTGTATTCAATCTAAATGGTGGCCAAGCACATCTAGACTTGCAAAAGAAATCATACTCAGGCCCAGCAAGAGCAATGTTTTCATACCGATCAACAAATTCCTCCATTGCCAGAAAGTATGATGGAGTGTTACATCTGTGCTGTAGATTGTTATTCATGCGATTGAACTGCTCAATGTTATCATCCAGAATCCAATGCCGTCCATCACCATTCGATAAGCTATGATTCCACACCCAATTCCTCGCTGGTATTGAACCCATTCCTAGGTTTGAAAATGGCAAAACAAGCAACCTGTCACTTGGCACAATACCTTCATATAAATCACTTTCAGATTGCTCAACAACAAGATAGAAGTCACAACCCATTCTGGTTAATGCCCTAGCGGTTAGTGGCTTCTCCCACCTTCCTTTGCTAATTACATATATTGGATACTTATTCATTGCGCTGAACATATTGCATGTTTGAAGCTATCCTGTTTTCCATCTTTGGATACCAAATAGAAGGTTGTTTTGGGCCTATTCTTTGTTCCATTAGTTCTGAAAATTTTATAAAGTCCTCATCATTTCTAAAGTGTACAATTATTTTTCTGCTTGAAGTTATGTCTTCTTGTTTGAACTCAGGCATCCCCTGCCATTCTTCCTCCCAGAATGTAGGTGCATCGAACAACATGTCTTCATTGGTTTTTTTCATGATAGGTCTAATACTTTAAGTTCGTAGCGGTTAGTCTTCGCGTTCTTCTTCCACCCGTGGATTAGGATCTTCCACCCAGCCCGGCGAAGGGGGGCTAGGTATGGTGACTCACTCATCTTCTTTGCCCTAGCTGACACATTGTTCCAGCTAGTGGTCTGGACTGCAATGGTCTCACTCCCAGCGCATGCCAGAACATCCACGAAGCCGAACAGGTCTTTCCTGCGGCGGGAGAACTGACACCAATGCTCTACCACCTGCACGCAGTCTGTGGCCTTGCGTAGCTCTTTAAGGGTTAGCTGTGTGGGTGAGGTCTTCATGCTTTTAGGCGTTGCAGGACAAATTTGGCCTTGGTGCGAAATGACTCATTCTCCCTAGTGAGCATGTCTGCCCTGTGTTTGGCTGAGATGACTGTAGTGTGATTCTGCCGCTGAAATATCCGGGCAGTCTCTGCAAGCGTTTGATGTTCACTGACGAGTGCCATTGCGAGCGTTCTAGCCTGCGAGGGTGCGACCTGTTTATCGTAGGCGAAGATTTGGCTTGGGTGTACGCCAAAAACATCCGCAACAATGCTAATCGTTCGGTACGCTTTATTGCTAGACATCCTGCGATCAAGCTCGGCGCATAGTTCGTCGGTGGTGAGGTCGTTGACATGTGTTATGGTCATTGGAAAGTGTTTGCCCTATGTGCAACCCTCGGAGCCAAGGGACAGAACCCACCTGCACACTGGTGGTGATTGTTATGCGTGGTTGGCTACTGCGTCAATGGCGGAGCAGCGGACGATGATGCCGTTGCCTCTAGCCGGGGCGAACTTGTCCACCCGATGCTCTAGGTTGCGAAGGTATGCAACCTCCTTTGCGTTGCTGGGAATGACCCGGTAGAAGTCACCCTTGATTTGCGTCGAATTAAACACGGGCGTTCCATACCTCAAATCCTTCTCTTCTCGGATGATATCAGGGTTTTTGACTTTGGTTTTTGCGCCGAAATTTAGTGTGCGTTTGATGAATTGCATGGAAAGTAGTTTGCCCTATGGTGAACCCTCGGAGCCAAGGGGCGTGAAGCGCATGTCACCACTCATGCATGGGAATCAGAAGGGGATCTCGTCGGTGTCTTTGACTGCAGGTTTGAATGCCGCTTTGTCGTCAATTTTGAGCGAGATGAACTCGCCCTTTTTGCCCTCGCGCACCCACCCGGCTAGTTTGTATTCCTTGCCCTCGATGTTGATGTTGCCAGTGTACGCAGGACGCTTGGGGTTGTCGCCCACATCGTTTTTAAACAGAATGCCCGTATTCGTATTGTCGTAGTTACTCATTGTATTATTTTAGTTTGTTGAAATGAAGAACCCTCCTGCGAGGAACTCTTTCATCAATATCAAGACCGCAAAATACCCCGTTGCTGCATTTCTTTACAGTTAAAGTGTATGTTGCGTTGCGACCAGAGTCTAAAATGTTTCTAGTCAGCATCAAGAAATATTCCGCAGATATGTTTTTGGCAATTTCCTTGAGTGCCGATTCGACATCCTCGATTCTTTGTTCCCCGTCCTCGTTCATGGTTTTTTGATTGCCCACTTTGGAGGTGAGATTGTTTGTAGCCCGTCAATTGCTGGCGGGAAATGTTTAGTTTGGACGCATTGGTTCCACTTGGCTAGTGCCTGCATGTAACCCTCGCGTCCAAGTCGGATGAAGTCCTCGTCGAGCAGGACTGTTGCCATCTCGAAAGGACGGTCGACTGCCATGAACACAATGATGAACTCGTTGCGTTTTTCGCCAGTGGCGATCTCCCACAAATCGCAATACAACGATGCTTGCCAGTGGTAGCCTCGATTGATGACGAGCGATGTGAGTTGATCCAAGCTTTCAATGCTCTGAGTTGTCTTGAGGTCGATCAGCGACGAACCCTCGGAAGGAACAAGGTCAATCATGCACTTACAGGGAGTCCCAAACACCTCGGCAAACACCGCAACCTCGGTCTGGTAGTCTGGAAGATGTTCGATGGCAGGGTTCTTCCGAAATGCATACCCGGCACTCTCGGCGCGGATGTACTCGTCAGCGGTTATTACCTGAATGCCAGTCATGCTGTCACGCCACTCCCTAGCTTCCTTGGTGCGGAAGTCAGAGTAGGGGCTGACAATGTAACTGGTCTCCAGCTTGTGCGGCTCCAAGCATGCTGTGTGGTACAGCGTGCCAGTCCGCATGGCGGGGGTGGTCTCCTTGTCGCGGCTTTTGTTGTACCACCGATATGGACTCTGGTTGAACTCCCAGAGCAGAGACTTGGACACTGGGCCATAAAGGTCTCTGGGGGTAGCTGTGCGGGTGTAGTATTCCTCGCCTAATCCGTGGATGATTTTCATAGTTGTTCGATCTTTTCTACTTGCTGAAGATGAATGTTGATTCTCCACAAATGTTCCCAAGTGGATCTAGTTGGAAGCCATGCGAAAAATTTAGACATTGCTTCCTTATGGTCTTGAGCCTCGATGTGGACAACACCCTTAAACAAGTTGCACGGCGATTCATAGTGTGCTGCATAGACTTTCATGCTGCACCTCCCAGCTTCTTAGCCTTGGCATCCAGCGATGCGTTAGCCTTAACCAAAACGGGCTTGGTAAGCTCGGACAGAGACTTTACCGCGAGGTACTTGAGGAATGCTTCCTCATCAACTCCAAGCCCTTCCATTCGGGTCTTGAGTCCTGCTATATCCTCCTTGGTCGCTGGGGCCGCAGGCTTGTTGTGGGATGCTGCCTGCCCATCGTCGTCTTCCTGCGCGATGCCAGTCATTGCTGCGAGCGCATAGCGGCGAAGGTAGGTTGTTGCCGCTCCCACTCCCTGCGCGTCTGCCTTTGCTGGAACGCAGGATGCCGTGCTGGTGATGTGACCCCCATCTGAGTGGAGGATGGTCGTTGTGACACTAACCAAACTACCATCGTAACTGGTTCCTTGGATGATGCTTAATCCTCGTCCTGCAAACACGGGGCGAACCGTATTGAGGACTTCTGCCAAATCCGCATAACGATTTTTGAAATGCGGGTTGATGCTGCTTTTGTGGGCATTCTCAACTTCAAATTGAGCCTGCGCGAGTGCCTTGTTTAAGGCGGGTGTGGTATGTTCTAGGTTCATTGTTCGTTCTATTGGTTTCTGGTATTGTGACCAGATGTGGATACGAGACATCAAGAATGCGTGTCGGTCAATATCTTTTTTTCAAAGAAATGTAACCCTTTAAATTCCAATGTCTTACAACATCTTTCGGAGTCCAGTCCGCCATGAATGAACGGGGACTTTTGTCGCAAGCACAGATGATGTAGGTAACGCCGGGGTCATAACGCAACTCATTACTGGGTTTTTTGCATGAGCATTTACGCATAAGGCGGCGAGACTCGTCAAACTCATGGTCGAGGTCGGTCATGGTATGCTGTAGTAGAAATTCCTAGTGGTCTTTCTTACAGCAAGTTTCCCTTCTTTAACCGCACTGGTAAGCATGCGCCTCGCAGCATGAATTCCTGTGCTGGCTCGCTCCGCATACTCTTGAGCGGTAAACTCATTATCGCGGCGTTTCTCCTGCGCTCCAGTAATTCGGATCGCTTCCTCTAGTGCTTCTAATGCGGTCAGTTGTTTTGGTTTCGTTTTCATTGTTGGTGTGCGGATACATTGGTTTGATGTTGGCGTGCGGCTACAGGATGCCGTGTGGACTTACCCAGACACCGTCCTCGTTTGTCGCATGCCATGCCTGCCACGAACCAGTCTTGGTGTTTATGAGTCCAAACAGGAAGCCCTGCCTCCACCCATGCTTCGCTTGATAACGGTCTGCATAGGTCATCTGGTCGATGTCTGCGAGACATCCAACGCTGAATGCCATGCCGCCATCTATGTGCCTCGCATGGTAGGTTGCCGGGGCATGCACATGCCCGTGGATTACGCTTCCCCAGCCGTCATAATGGGCCTTGGCAGCGTGTACAGAGGACTTGAACCCATGAATGAGTTTAGGCCCACCCTCTGGCATCTTGAGGTAGCGGGATACATGGTACGGACAGGTTTTGATTTTTAGCTTTTTAAACTCGTCCTCCAGAGTCTGCCAGTATTCTGTGCAACGCTCCCTCAACATGCCGTCAGCGCAATGAGTGCTGTGTAGGGCTAGCCTATCATCATGATTTCCAATTGTAAGGTAGTGGGGCTGGAATTCCCGAAGAAACTCCATGCCCATCATTACATCGTCTGCTATCCCGTCCGCTTTCTCCTCAATAGAAGCTCCGCGCCTAAGGGGACTCAAATCTATGAAATCCCCCAAATGTACCCGGTAGTCGGGCTTCCAAGTCTTGACGAAAGCTAGTGCCTTCTTCCTCGCCTTTTCACATATGAGGTTGCCGTGGTTGTCAGCGACCACCATGAACTTTTTGTATGTCATTGTTTTGTTTGTTTGGTTTGTTGCAGTTTCCCCCAAGCTGGGAAAAACAGGTGATCAAGGCAACGAACAACGCCCTCTTCCACTTCCTCGAAAGGCTTACAATGCGCGATGCCTCCGATGGCGAAGGCGGCATGCATCATCTCATGGCGCAGGGTGTCAGTCATTTCCTTGATATTCCCTTTCCTAATGCTTATCGTGAGATCGTCAAGCGAAAAACTACCGAAATCTTCAAGATTTTCGACAATCGCTATCTTCACCCGCAACCCACCGATTTGGAGATGCTTTGGGATGTTCATCGCGATGCCTGTTGGTGCATTCCGTCCCTTGACCAAAAAGCCCCGGCAGACAGCCAACCCTCTTTGGCAAACTCTTCCATCACCTCGATTGGCATGTTGGAGCGTGAAGGCCAATGCTCGCGGTTGCCGTTAGTAGATGGGGCAAGGTCAATGGCAGCACCCCTAGCGTGCAGGGAGGGTGTTGAGCCGCCTCGCATGGGACGGTTGTTATAGACCCCACCATATTCCTTCAGCACCCACGCATGGGGTGTCTTAGCGATGTTCTCCAGCACCCTGCGTAGACTGGGCGCAACCTTGTGGTGGCACCTAATGGACTTAACATTCTTGCCATCGTAACGGATGTCGAGGTCATTGACGGCAAGGTTGACGAGTTGTGTTTCATCGCCCGGTCGTCCGTAGAACTTGGTGAGGCTAGCTTGGTCTTGCGTTGGCCAAGGGTGATCCTTGGGCATGAGGCTGCGAAGGTACTCCTTGCACTTAGCCGTGGACTTCTCTCCCCAGAACCCGTCTGGAGTAGCTCCTACGCGCTTTTGTAGCTCGATGATCTGGTGGTATTGCATGACTGTTTGGATATTACACCACAGGTCAAGCCCACCTTGACCTACTCACCGCTTTTTAAGCAACTGGTAGGCAGAAATCAAGCCAACAATGATGCCGATTCCAAGCGAGGTCACACGCATCCCCCACTCGACCTGCTCTTGCAAGGAGGTCACTAGGCCCAAAACTGGTACTACGCTGCCCACAATGCCGTGTGCTGCGTCCCGTGCGGAGTCTGCGCTCATTTGTTGTCGCGAGCTTTGATAAGGCCGATGCCTGCGGTGACAGCGGCGAACGCGCCCATGAAGTCAGGTGCGCCACCATTAAGGACTTGAATGCCAACATTGGAAAGAGTGGCGACGATAGTTAAAATGCCGAGTGCGGTAGTTTTCATATAATTATTCAGTAATATCTTCAGGTGGGAGGTCAACACGCGCATCGAGTCCACCTAACTCCTCGATGATTGTTTGAAATTCTGGGAAGTCGGTTGGGTGCAGTGGCGGGTTTCCACGCAACGGAGTAGATAGCGTTTCATCATCGCATGGGATGAAGTACATGCCAACATGTTCACCACGAAAAACCTCGTATTTGCCCGGCAACCAAAACACTGGAAGCCCACGCTCAACTTGAGCATTGGAGACCGCTTCGTTCACCTGTGTTGCGGTGTATTGGTCTGTAATGAATCCGATCATGGCAGTGCGAGTCCCGTGCAGGTTTCCCAGAGCGTCTTGAGTGAAGCAGTGAATAGTTGTGATTTAGCAATATCAAACCCATCAGTCATCCCCCATGCTCCGTTGTAAACGGTAGGTGGAATATACCCAGAAACAACCCCGTTATTATTGTTTGCCATGAATGCCATTGGAATTGTGCTATTCAACGAACCAGAAGCATTGGCTAAAAGACCTGTATTAACTTCTCCTGAAGAATTCCTAAATGATAAAAATCTATCAGCGGAAGAATTTCTCTGAAAATGCGCAACGCCCCTGCGATCAATTCCTGTTAAGTAAGCCCCGAAAACTGAAGAGTTTGGGCCAAAACCAGCAAATAAGGAAGTGGTTGTATTACCAACCAAACTTATTCTTGTTGTGGGAGTTGATGATGCACCGCAAATGTTATTTGAATTGCCTAAATTAAAAGGAGAAGCAGCTGAAATAAGAGCGAAAACACCGCTCCCATTTAATGTGCATCCTGCTTGGCCGGGGGATGCGTCACTTAAAAAGTGACCAGTACTTCCGTTGGTTGTAACATATCCAGACGCATGAGTGACTCCACCGACAAATGTACCGCTTGTAAGACTCGTCATGCAGATCGCATTAGGAGCGGCAACTCCCCAGATCGGAAGGTAGAGTCGCTTCAGTAATGCCCACCTTGAACCTGCCTTCTCACCCTTGACGAAGTTATTGATGGCGGTTCTTTGGGTTGAGGTTACAGTAGCCCCAGCAGCAACCACAGCATTTATGTACGCTTTTGCGGACGGGTCTAGCCCAGAGGTCTGCGAGCCATTAAGTTGATATCCGTAAGCGTATTGCATATTACCAGCGAAGTTGCATGTTTGCGTTTGTGCGGATGCGATTGCTCACAAAACCGCTTGTGTGATTCTCGTCTAGGCGGATAAGTTCCTCCGTAAGAAGTGCTTCAGCCTCTTGGTCGGCAAGTGCTGCCTTCTCTTGCTGACCTTCAGCACGGAGGTAGTCGGCGTATGTTCCGTGGGCTAGGTACTGGAACCACTCTGCGGGGACGCTGGATGTCTCACCAGCACCATCACCATAGGTATCTGCAAACTGCGCCTTGTAGGTAAGAAATGCGGTAGATGGGTTAAGGTCACCAGCAACCAGAGTCGCGCCTTCAGCGGTCACGGTGAAGTCAAACTCCTGCACGGAGGAGGCAATATACGGAGCTTGCTTAAAGAAGCGCAGGAAGGTGTCCACGCTGCTCTTGCTAGTCTCCGAGTATGGCACATAGCCAAGGGCTGGGCGAGCCGTGCCAGTACCAGTTCCTGCACCAGTGGCGACGAAATACTCGCCAACCGTGTTTGCGCTAGAACCAATGAGTGTAAAGTCGGTGTTGCCAACGGTTGCGATAAAGTAGCCACTACCAGAGACGATAGCGGTTGCGGCAATAGGGTCGCTCGAAAGGTAGCGTTCCTCGCCAATCTTGAGGAAGCGTGTCCAGTAGTTGCTGGAGCGGTAAGCCCTCTGCGCCCTACGGTTAATTAGTGCCTTAATGCGTCCAGTTTCGATACTAGCGAACACCACGCCACACAGGGCTTGGATCAGCGCAAATAGGTCAGCGTAGGTTCTGGTCTGCATCAAATGTCTCCAGCTTTAAGGTGTGATTCTCGTTTGAAGAAGTCTCGGACAAACTCTCGGTCGTCCCAGCACTCCATTCCGTATTTATTTCCAATAAGAAAGTATTCATGCTGTGGAATTGCCCCCACGGGTTTCCCTAGCGTCGATTGTGCATCCTTCATTGCGCGAGCTTCGGCGGATGCTGCCTGTTCCCGTACTTTTTGTTTTGCTTCCATCAGCAACCTGCCAGAGCAAAGCTCACGGACAAGTGCTGCGTTGAATTCCTCGTCACAGATCATTGGTAAGAAGAAAAGGGTGGGAGAGTTTCCCCTCCCACCCCAGTTGAGGATTAGACTCCAGTCGAGATAGCACCCGGATCAAGGATCGTGAGCGCAATCGTGAAGTCACCGCCAGTAAGGCTACCAACAGTGCCACCGAAACGAGCGAACACGGGTGTCGCAGTAGTGGCGTTGTTGGCTACATAACCAGCAGCAGTGTTAACAAGTACAGAACCAGTGTTGAATGCAACCTTGGTGAGTGCATCGAGGTCGGTGCTTGCAATCATGTTAGAGGCAGTACCAGTGCTTGTTCCAACGGAGATCGTGATGTTATCCACACCAGTAAGTGCGTTATTAACAACTACGGCTGCGTTGGTGATGATGCCACCTGCGGGGAGGGAAGCGATAAGCTTCTCCGACGAGGTGAGATAACCAGTGGTAGCAAGTTCAGTACCAGTGATGCGGAAGAAATGCGTGAAACCACGCGATTCTTGGTTAGCGAGTTGAGGCATATTATTATGTCTTTCTAGTTAGGATTAGGATGCAGCGTTGGCGATCTTGCCGTGGGCTTGTGGGTGCTTGCAGACGAGCGTGCCAGTCATGTCCACATAACCGCGCTCACCACCACCTTGATTCTCAAGGCGAGTAGCACCCATCGGGATCAACGAATCGAAGCCAAGGTATTTCGGGTTGAGGATATAACCAACATTGGTCGTAGCGGTCGGCATACAAGCAGGGTTGGCGTTGACGATCTTGACCATACCGAAGTCGGAGTCATAGACATTGACAGCGAGGGTGATTGCCTTGCTGGTCGCGTCTTGATTGACATGGTAGGTAACGCCTGCACTCGACGGAGTGGCGCGGGTGAAGCCGCTGATAAGCTGACGAAGGGCAACATTGGCAACAAGCGTGAGCGAGTTCATCTCACCATTACGCGAGAAGATCGAACCGATAAGGCTGTTGAATTGCGATTCGCTGAGACCAGCACTGGTGCGGATCGAGTCAGCAGGGGTGCGGTAGGCAGCAGGAACATCGGATGGGCCTGCGGAGTCAAGCCAGTCACCAAGGCCACGGAGGGCGTAGGGAGTGCCAGCACCGTTCTCGACCGAACGATCTTCGTTCGACGCGATACGAGCTTCCACATCACGCTTGAGTTCGCGCATCGACTTGGCTTCGGCTTGGGCGATATTGGCTGGGCCAACGCTCGTCACGGCTTGTTGCAGGTTCGATACGAGGTAGTCGCGGCGGAAGGTTTGGACATAGTTACCAAGGCGAGCGCGATCAGCGAACTTGTCGCTGAAGGTGTTCACATCGGAACCTTCGGCAACACCAACGATGGAGGGAGCAGCGAGGCTGTCCACAGTCCACTCTTTGAAGGTGCTGTTGGCCTTGCCTTTCGAGCAAAGCGAAAGGATCGGGGTTTCTTCTGGGGCGAGGATGGTCAACTCATTGCTGAGGTCTTCGCGGTTGCTGATTGCGGAACCTTGGCCAAGTTTGGCTTGGGGCGCATTCGGGTTATATGAGGTTGAGATGGGCATGATATTAGTTAGTTAGATTATTTAGTCATCCGGGCAACTCTGGCGGCAACCCAGTCCTCAACAGATTGTGAGGATTGAAACCTTTGGTAGGCTTGATCAGCACCCTTCTTCGCGGTCTTCGCACCTGCTTTCGCCGCTCCAGCACCATACGGGGTTCCAGCTACTTTTGGCTTGGAAATGGTTCCCGCTGCTTTCGCCGCGACTTTGGTCTTCTGACTGCGATGGATGGATCGTACTGCGTGTGCCAAAATATACGGGAGTTGCGGCCCGAGGTCTGGAACATGCAGGTTAACCAGTTCAACTAGTGGGTCAGCTAGGAGTGCCTTGTATTGTTTACCGATGTCGGATTCCTCGTCGGCAACCTCTGGGACTTCCTGCGGGATCAACCCGGTGAAGTGTTCCCGTGCCTGCTCGCGTTGTCCTCGCTTGGCGATTTCTGCGTGCTGGGCTGGGAGGTATTTTGCCATAGCTTCCCGCGCATTGCGGTTAGCCCGACGAATCTCTTTCTTGGTAAACTCCTTGTCGCCAAGTACGATGATGTCTTCTGCACCATAGTCCTCATGCTCTTCAAGGATATTGTCGGTTTCCTCCGCGACCTTCTCCAGTTCCGCATATTTAGCTTGTAGCCCCTCGACACTATCGATGTCGCGGAAGGGGTTTTGCTCTGCGGGGATGACTGGTAGTGGTTTCGTTTGGGCCTGCGAGTTCAGCTTCTCCTCAAGTGCCTTCTTTTGCGCTGTAAGCTCACCCACTCGGTGTAGCAAACGGCTGCGGCTCTTTTTGGCCAATGCTTGGATCTCTTCAGGGTTTAGCGACAACAAGTCTACTTCCTGTTCCTCTTCGCCTTCTTCCTCGGCTTCTTCTTCTTCGGGTTCTTCCTGTTCGTCGGAAACTGCCTCTGGTTCCAGAGTCTCTTCCTCTTCCCAAGAATCATCCTCAGTTTCAGTAGCTTCGGCTTCTGGTTCTGAGTACTTCTGACTCCTTTGGTTGATTAAATCTTCAAAGGATATGTTATTAGACAAGGGGTTTTCGGCTCCCTCGATAGCCTCGGATTGCACATTCATGTTTTTGACACCAGTTAACGCCCGGCGGCGGCGATGACCTAGCAATGTGGAGGGAGTTAATATAAGTCAACAATGGGGGCATATGGGTGTGGATAGGTGTGGATATCTATATGTTAGAAATAATGTGTAGTTTTTCTGACGAAAATCGTGTGGTCTTTTTGCGTTATCGTCGGAGAAAATGTCGGAGTAAATGTCGGAGTAAATCCACGCCACCAATATGGATATTTTGACGGGTAATTTGTGGGTTGACAGGCGGGGAAACCCCAACTAGGATTCGCCTTGACGAAGGTTGGAATCATCGTCATCAATCACCCCTCCAGCTTAAAACACTGGCTCTTCTGGGACTGGTCGAGCATCCAACCTCTCGGCCAGTCCCTTTGTTTTTACCCAAGGTGCTGGTGACATAGATAAGGAATCGAGGAACGCTCAAACGACCGAACGAAACCTAGGTAAAAGTCTCACGGGTACTGCGCTTGATGAATTTGCGGCGCAGTTAAACAGAGTGTGACGACCAAGGAGCTTGACGCAGACCTACAGCCTCAGCCCTCTGCTATCCTTGGTTCCAGCCTTGCTGGTATGTAAATCGACCTTTCCGACGATATACGGGAGTTAGAAGCATAGTACTCGCCACATAAGGCGAACTATGCCTACGAGCCTTCCTCCTCAGCCGGGAGTTGGGGTATGTGCTAATGTATCAAAAAAGGTACAAAAACCGTCCTAATTGTCCTATATTCCCGCAGTTATGAAGTAACGCTTAATAGCTGAAAGAAAACACCCTTGATAGGGATTGAACCTACCAAGGGTGAAACCAATGAACAATGAAACACACGCTAGGCGTGATGGGTAATGTTTACATTGTTACGGGCAAATTGTCAAGCAATCCGTTTTGGCCCAACTCCACCAGAGTATCCACCAGATTGCGGTTGAGGGATTCCCATGCCAGCTTGGCTACCTTGCGCTGCCATACCCGACTGACCCATTCCACTCATGGAGTTTGGAATTGGAGAATATGTAGCGGACGACATTGTTCCACGCGCCTTGTTCGCAATTACGGGTGGTCGGTAGAACATGCTTGTAGGCATTGCTTTTGCGGCTTGGGCTTTCATGGCATTCATGCCACCCATTGACTGCATCTTGTTGGAGATTGCCTTGTTGAGGCCTTGTCGATTCATCATAATAGTGTTTTAGTGTTGGGTTAATTTAGTACGGAGAGTAGTTCATCAAGAGCAGCGATAGACCCCGCGACCTTCATCACATCATTGCTGGACTCGCACAGGCGGAGATCACCGAAGAACTTCTCGCGTTCATCTCGGATGAACTGGACGATGGCGTGATATTCCTCGCGGTCGGAGAGTGCTTCTACGGATTGTTGTATCGTTGGTTTTGGTAGTGGTGTCATGGTTTACTTGCGTTTCTCGGCGCGTTTGATCTTTCGCTCCTGCTTGAGCATGTCTTTGGTTGGCTTCTTGCCAGAACCTTTAGCGGCACGGATGTTGTCCCACATTCCACGCTTGGACATGGAACCATCCGCTCGTTTGATCATCTTGGCTTTCATGGCTTACTTGCGCTTCTTGGACATCCCAGCCTGCGACATGGCAATTGCCACGGCTTGTTTGCGGCTCTTCACCACAGGTGCTTTGCGCGGCCCCTTTGGGTCTCGGCCCGCATGGAGCGTTCCAGACTTATATTCACCCATTGTCTTTGCTATTTTGGCTTGTTTGGCGGATTTGGTCTTTGGTGTCTTCATGGTAGTATCATCTCATGCTTTTACTGCCTTTGCAACGCCACTTTTTGCGGGACAATGCATTGGGTGAGTTGGGGTCACTCTTCCAGTCACCCTTGATTTTAGCAGATCTGGCGCAATAGGAATCGCCCTTCTTCGTACCGGGTCGGATGCGATCCTTGCCGTCAGCAGCCTTACCTGCCTGCCCGAAGCGTACGGTCTTCTTGCGACCAGTTTCGGGGTTGGTGACTACTTTTGAGAAACGCTTTTCCACGATGTTACTTTACGGTCTTGCGCTGTGCTGAACTTTCAGTTCCGCGAGCCTTGTTCTTGTCGCGAATATAAGCCGTGACATCGGCACTAATTTCGTCTGCTAGCTTTTTGGTGGAAGCGGTTAGAAATCTAGGATTGCTTTGCATGTGTTTCATTTGCTTGGTCTGCAATTCACCTTCAGCAATGTTGTAACCACGAAAGTCTCTTGTTTTCTTGGCAATTTGATGTTTAAGATACTCGGTTTTAGGTTTGTAGTTGGGCATATGTTTAGTTGTGGTGTAATGGTTACTGCTGCATGCCTTGGGTTTGCATGCCACCCATCTCCGCAGGAGCCGTGCCGATGCGACCGATCTCTGCGTTCTGGGCCTGCTGGAGTTGGAACTGGTACTGCTCGGCGTATTTCTGGAGTCGCGTTGCGAATGCCTCGTCCGATTGTGCGCGTTGTGCGACATCTGGTTGTTGAACATACGCTTGCACAAGCTGCATTGCGATCTGTGCGCCATTGGGCTGGGCAGGAACCTCGATGCCTGCGAAGATTTTGGCGAGGTCGTCCGTGACATTCTTCATGACCTTCTGCTGCGCTTCCTCTGCTGGTTGCAGGACATAGTCGGCAAAGATCGGATTGATGCTAGAAGCCGTGAATTCAAGTAGCTTATTGACATCCATGATGCCGTTGCGGTCGAGTTGTACCAGAGACACCATGTTTTTCAACTGCGTCTCGGCAGTCTCTGGGTCATTGCTCTGGGAGTCGAAGTTGACCACGATGGAGAAGTTCTCGTCAGCAGAACCCTTGGTCATCACCTGCGGGTTGGGGTTGCCAGTAACTTGGAAGAACACCTCATCAGGCCCCATGCGTTGATACAGCTTCCAAGCAAGGTTCAGGACATCACGCACATGGTCTAGGAACTTGGACACGAAGTATTGCTGCCTCATGGACGAGAGCGGATTGTTAAGGTCGAGACCAACGCTACGGTCTGCCTGTCCGATCATCGAAACCTCAACCTCTACGGAGCCAGAGTCCATAGGTGGTGTCGGCCCCCACTGGATCTCACCCAGACGACGATATGGGATGCGCCTGCCCGGCCCCCAGTCGGAGGGAGGCTTGCCAGCAGGGTGCATGAGCGGAGGAAGGGTTGCCAGAGATGCGCGGTCAACACGCGAGTCACGCTCGGTTTTGATCTGGAGTTGTGCGCCGCGCAGGATGTCACCGAAAGTTTGCACCTCGTACATGCGCTTCTGGTTGTTAGATAAACGAGTTACCACAAACGGATAGTCGTCATAGCCATTAAGAAGTTCGTGCTTGGCGTAGCCCTCTGCGGACGGGTGGAAAACGGTACAATAGATGCCCTCGCTGCCATCCTCTTCGTCAATCAGACGCTGGTAGCCGTAGACCACCATGACGAGGTCGTTGTCGTCGGTAATTGGCAACCTTGTGATGTTCTTCTGCTTCTCCCCGTCGAGGTACATGCTGTCCTTGCCGCGAAGGTTTTCGATAGCGTAGTCCACCCATTCCTCGTCCCAGCCCTCGTTGGTGACCTTTTTCTCCAGTTCTTGAGCAGTCAGGAAGGTTCTCCAGAAGATGTAGGGGCTGCGCTGCGGGTCAGAGACATAGGGCGGTAGGATGACCTCCCCGTCCGGGGCGCAGGAATGGACGACCGGGCGATCCACGGTTACCCTCGGAATGGGTATTTGCGCCTCTCCCTTCGTTCTGAGGTCTTTGAGGGCTTTTCTGGCTCTCTTCCCCGAAAGTGCAGGGAAAGCCTGAGAAATCAATCCTAGGGCCATTTCCGTGGCATTCTCGTCCATGAGTAGATCCACCATCTCTGGAGCGGCCTGCGCCACCTCGTCCAGAGTCATGGTTTGGAGGTAGGTACGGGACTCCCGCTGCCAGCCAACATACGAAATCATGAGGCCTTTTTCGAGCAGGTAGTTAGCCCCCAGTTCCATATGTTCGCGGAAATTCGGGATATACGAGGATCGCATCCACTTCAGGAAGCCAGAGACCATCGCCGCCCGTGGCATGGATGCCATGCTAGTCGGAAATGCCTTAATATGCGAACGCTGGAGGGCTTGGTCAAACAAAGCCACATAGGTATCGATCCGCTCACCAATGACATTTACCTCTTGGTCGGAGGCTCCCTCCCACGGGAATGCGTTAGCACCGTGCTTGCGGAGGTCGTCAGACTTACCTTCCCAGATATTGCGCCTCTCGTCATACGAACGCAGGCAGGATTGGAAATACTCATCGAGGTCTAGCAAAGCGGTCTCGTAGGCATAGGAAAGAGAACCAACATCTGGTTCTTTCTCCACATAGATCAACGCTTCACCCTCTAGGGCTTCTGATTCATATTCAGTTTCCATGTAATTCGTAATGCTCGGAGTCTAATTTCTTGTGAACTTTAATGGGTTTGCGAACTAGGCGAGGTGACATCCATGCGGGAACCTCGACGGCAATACGCTCCCCATCTAACGATGCATACACATATCTGGGGTTGTTGGCGAGGCCAATCACCGTGACCTCCAGTGGCTCAGGTGCTGGTTCTGGGGCGGGAATGGCCGCTTCCGCCTGTGGTTCTACCTTTGGCGAAACCTTCTTGGCCACCTTCTTTGCTGCTTTTTTCGTTGTTTTCATGGTTAGTATCCTCCTGTGCCTTGTCTAGTTACAGCTATATGTGACCCGTCCACATGGTCAATGCCAGAGATTGCGGCGTAGCGCAGGACATCTATGGGGTCTTTCCAAGCCTCCTTCAGACCACCATCGCCCGTGTATTCACTCAGGGCTTGGATGATGTTCTCACATTCCTCGCTGACATAGAAATGCGGTCGGTTGACCGAATCTGACGGCATAGTTGCATTAAATGACATTTTCCCGATCAAAGCCTGCAACCCATCGTCGATTTCCAAGCCGGGGGCGGGTATGCACACGATGCCCTCGTCGTTCAAATCCTCGATAATGCTACTAGCCCCATCTGCTGACTGGTACTTTGCCGCCCCAAGTCGGGGGTCAATGAGACGCTCTAGAATCTCCTCGTCACCCTCTAGGTCTTTTATGAGTTCCACATAGTCGCGGATGCCGTATCCCTGCCCCTTGGCTCCCTCTCCTGCAACCCACTTGCCTCCTCGCCACTCAGCCCAATCGCCCACATCCACGCCCGGCCATTCCCGGTAGACCCAATAGGTTCCAGTCGCGTCAACGGCAATCCAGCACATAAACCAATTTTTGGCTCCCGCAGGATCGACAATATGGTAGCGAGTCACATTATTCGTCGGAATAGTGTCGGGAGATACCACATTTACCTCCTTGTTGAACTTGGGAAATTTGGTGGCGTGGGACTTGACTGGAACCCCGTACGCACGAATTAGGATCTCCTCCCTAGGCCGACCAACCAAAGTCTCCTTAATCCGCTCGTAGCCACCGAAAGGGTTGTCCTGTGAATGGAAATAATGGACGCTGGCATTGCGCTTCTTGCTCCGCTGGACGTAGGGGACAAGCTCGCCATTTAGCAGTTCAGCCTCGCGGCTCTCTATGCTGGTTGCTCCATCCAAATACTCCTTGATCACCTCCGTGTACCCGTCAATCGGGGTGAAGGTGAGCAGTAGCTTTGCGTTGCGGGTTGCCAGTCGGAACCGCAGGGTGTTGATCAACTCAGGCCCAAGCAAATACTCATCCAGCCAAACGCCCACATTATGCCAATTAGGAGAGCGAGAACCCAACTCCGCTCCCTCAAGGATGGTCGGGTTGTTCTGGTACTGGGAGTAGGTCTTAAATATGATTTGAGAGCCGTTGGGTAGGATGAGCGATGAGTCAGTAAAACCATTCTTCTTCGTGTAGCTAATGTATGTCCCGGAGGATGTCTGCTTCGTGCGTAGCTCGGCTGGGAGCCAATCCCACACGGCACTCTGCTGCTGTCGGATGCTAACCTCGGAAGTCTGTGCAAAGCACATGATCTCGGCGTTTGGGTTCTCTATAGCAGCACGCACCACAGAGAATGCGCCCCACTGCGTCTTGCCGCTGCGGTTGCCGCCTAGTGCCACAATCTCGTTTACCTCCTGTAGCTGATCCTCTGCCTTAGCCCAGTGGGGGAGTCGGAAGCCAAAGCGGTACGGGTCGCGTTCTGCGTTGTCCACAGCCTCATGGTATACCCTGTGAAGCTCGATAAGCTCCTCTGGTTCCATGAGGGAGATTTCCTCATCGGTCGGCGGGGAAAGGATCTGGTGGGTGCGCCACTTCATGTTGTCTTGTATGCGTCCGTTTCCATGAGGATGTCGATTATCCGATAAACACTTCCGCATTTATCACATCCAAACGAATCATCCTCTGGAGGAAGTGATCCTCGGTTGCCATCCACAAAGTGAAGCTTGCTGTATGTCTTGCAATACCCACACTTTCCAATGTGAGGCGTTACAAATTTCTCTAGCACCACATTCCAAACCTTAGCGTTGAACTTCTCGGCCAAATACGAGGCGTAGGCTAGGGTGTTGCACTTGTGCTGAACGCCGTCATGCTCGACCATGTAGTGGCGAACGAGGTTGCCACCGTCCTTGAGGTGGTCTGCGTGTCTTGATTCTGGTTCTGGGATCATGCGACAATTTCAGCCTCGACTGCCTTCGCCTTTACCTTGCTTGCGATGCGAGATTTAGCCTCTGCGATCATCTTGGCGGCATCGTCGATACTCGCCCCCTGCCTGTGTTCCACGACCGCAGTAGCCATGCCAGAGAGTTGCATGGACTTGTCCGTGAGGACACCCACGGTGATCGCCAGTCGGTCTGGGGAGATGTTCTTGAGTTGTTCGGGATCGTCGGACAACTGGTCTGCCTTCGCGAACAGCAGGTCGGTGTAGGTCTCCGCCGCCATCGCATATTTCTGGCTGAACTCCTTCCGCTTCGTCTCCAGAGTGTCAGAATGCCGCCACATGAGCGACCGCACGGTGTCACGGGCAAGCCCGGTGATCTCGGAGGTGCTTTTGATGCTCTTCCCCTGTGCGAGCAGCCAGAGGCATTTTGCCGCCGCCTGCGGGTTCCAGAACTCCACACGCTGCCTGTTGCCGTGTTCCTCGGCTCGACGCATGACCTCTGCGAACCATTCTTGATTTTCGGGGCAATCCAGCATTTGACTGCTAGTCTCACTCATTATTTTTTGGTTGGTTTGATTTTCTCTTTCTGAACGCTTGCTGATGTGGTTTGCATGGCATTCAAAAGATTGATAGGATCAATCGTAATTGCTGTTTCCTGATCTGGATTTTCCTCGTTGTCCACATACGAGAAAATGTCGTCTAGAAATTCAACGATCTCCTTGTCAGAGTATTTTTTGTTGGTGGCCATTATCGTGGAAGAACTGCGAATCTAGGTCTAGAGTTTGGATTTTTAGCAAAGAAGTCAATCAACAATTTGTTAATTTCTTGAAGTGCTTGTTGCTTCGTTAACTCCCTCTTCTCAAAACGATTCCAAATTGCCTCAACTTTTTTGACATTTTCTGCCTTCTTGAAGCCCCTTGGGAACATGGATCGTGCGCCTTCCCATGTGATTGACTGCATTGCTCTCGGCTCGACATTACGAGCATCCGCTGCCTTGCGATATGCGTCAGCAACAATATAATACATTCCATTCAGACCAGATACAGCATTAGACGACCCACCAAAGTTTCTGGCTACTTGCTGGCTAGACTGTGACAACGGCAGTAGATATGCGGCGGCAACTGCGTGCGTGTCTGATGTAACATCCCTCAACACATTGTCATTTGGTGACTCTTGGTTATTAAAGAACGATCTGATCTTGTGATCGCTACCCATGTTGTTACTTATGTTTTCCATGCTTGGGTCACGATACATATTGATCGCTTTTTCCAAGTTGGAAAAACTCTGCCAACTAATTGCATCCGCATAAACTGGGTTTCCTTGCTCAAAGTAATTCAGAACCTTGTTATCTCCTACAACTTGGGTGTGATATCTAATAAGTTGCGCTGCCTGTGCATCAGTCATTTCGCTCAACTTCATTCCAACAAGGTTTTGAACCTCTTGCTTAGCGGCATTAACTTTTGCCTTTTGCTCGTCAATCCAAGCCTTTGGCTTATTTTTGTTCTCTTTTGAGTTTAGCTTTGTTTCCAAAGCATTATCAATAATTGGCATTGCCCCATCGGCAATCTCTTGAGTCATGGAAACATCGTCTGCAAAAGAACTTAGTATTCGTTCTGTCATGTTGACATTGTGAATCCAGTCTTTGCCCGGTGAAAGTCGTGCATTTATTCCAGCGACAACCTGCCTTGTTATTTTGTGCTTCGCGGACTGAGCCTTATTCCAGTCATAAGCTAGTGGATACCAACGCTGCCAATAGCTTCTAATTGGTGGCGGAACAGCATCGTAAATAGACAGAAGGTTTCTTGCCATGCGATCAGTAACCTTGGATATAATGGTCAATGCCTCTTCCTTGTTGGTTGGTGTTCCAAGATCTCTGAACCCCGGAGAGTCAGTCGCAAATGATGCGGTTTTTACCAAAAAGTCATCAAGGCTGGACTTCTGTTTTTCTGACAAATCCTTTGCCTTTAGCAACCCTTTGATGCGGCTTAATCCAACTATGTGATTTTCTGGTTTGTCTGATAGTGCGACAGATTGTGATGTCTGCTTTGGAGTCCCCCACTTTGCCGACATTATCATTGATGCGTCACCACCAAGATTGGTTTGCTTCATTAGGTTGATTGATCCATCACCCTCTGGCATATACCGCATATCCCTACTCCCCACATCAAACCGCTTGCTCAACGGGATGACATTGCCAGAGTCGTCGCGGGTGATGGGGTCGGCGGATTTGATTTGGTTGGAATCAAATACAATAAATTCTTGTTTCCCCGCATTAGTTTGCGGGGTTCCAATTACTGAATCATACCCTTGTTTTTGAATCTCTTTTTTGCGTGCTGGTGTAATTGCAGAATAAGAATAATCACCAGCATCAAGAATCAATGGATTATCCATTTTAAGATAAGCACCTAAAACATTACTACCCATTGCACTAGCAATGTTTTTATCTGGCGAGAAATAATGACCTACATGACCTTCCATCCAAGGCAGTCTATCTCCTTTAGTTTCATCAAAAACCGTAAATTTTTTACCTCTTGATCCATGCCATAAAACTCCTTGTCTATACCCAGCCATCTTCGCAGCCTCATCCACCATCCTCTGCTGAGTCTCCACATCACCAGACTCCACAGATTTCATATAGTCGGAGTCTAGTTGCTCTGGCATGAAGCGGGTTTGCGCCTCTGGCTCCATCCACCCGATAGCATCTGCTGAATACGAGTCCAGCATCGCCTTGGATGTGATTGGGGTCAGCTTCTCATCCATCTCGTTGATCGCAAACATCTGCTTGCCGTCTGCCCATCGTCCTTGAGCCTCCTGCTTGTTGGCTACGGGGTTGAGGTCTTCTGGGGAGACACCCTCTGGCATCGCTCGCTGGGCTTCTGGCATGCGGACTTGGCTAACTGCCTCGTAGCTAAACGGCATTGCTGCGTATTCCTCTGGGGCCATTGGGACTGCCTTGCTAACGCGATCTGCGCGGTAGGTGCGGTAGACATTGTCCGCGCTCTTAACACCATCCTCAAGCAACATGGGGTTCAAGACCGCTTGTTCCTTCTTGTTGAGAAGACCAAACATTGTGTTGATGAACTTCTTGCGCTCAGTCCCCTCGACCACACCATACTTTTGATTGAAATGCAGAATGCTGTCCTCTGTAGGACGGTTAAGATGGAAGTCCATCATCGCCTGTACATCTTGCAAAATAGCGTCAACATTTCCGCTGTACAGCTTCTTGCCACGCTTGCTCTGTGCGCGTTTCTTGATGTTCTCCTGAAGCTTGGTCACGGACATGAGTCCGTACAGGATGTTGCCGTCCTTGGAGATGGTTATCGCTACTGGGGCAGAGTCACGAATAGCCGCCTTTTGCGGGGCATAGACTACCTTGCCAGACTTTAGTCGTATTGTAGCTGGGAAGTTAATCATCACCATGCGCTGACCTTTGCCATCCTTGACGATCCTGTTGTACTGGCGAATCATCCGCTTCTGCTCGTTGTTGAACTTATGCTTGGCGAACATCTCAGTCAGCACGGCATCCGAAAGCCAACCGGGTTGTAGTTCGCCATCGTCGTCCACATACGCCTCACCCTTTTCTGGGATATAGTTGGACTCTCGACGCTTACGCATTGCCTCCACAGCAGTCAGACCCGCCATTGCCCGGTCGATGTCCACCGATTTGTCAATGAAGACTGGTCGCCCATCCTTGAGGATTGGCTTGTCGTTCTCATCCACTTGGATGAATGGGTGCATCAACTCCATGTCGATTGCGTTAGCAGGGTCGAACATGAGTGGTGCGCCAGAACCTTCCTTGTCGCTGATAAGTGGCTCAAACTGCCCCGGCATCATGCCAGAACTGCGCCTGTTCATCTCGCGGAACATCTTGTTGGCGATTGGATTTTGCCTGATGCCTTCCGCTCCCAAGATGCCGTTACCAGTAACCCATGCGCCATCCTTGTCGATCATGCCACCGCTCTTGATGTGGAGGTCACGCAGGACGGGGATCTTTGGCAATACAGTCTCCATCACAGATCCAAGCTTTTTACGAACCTCACCACGGGCGGCAAGCGCACCAAGCTCACCAGTCTCCGCCATTGTCGCGTACTGGTCTGCGTGCTGGTCGATGAAGTATTCGACAGCAATCTTGTCGAGTGGGTACTCAACTCCAATTTCAGCATCGGTCATGCCAGCACTACGCAGACGATTATAGTACCCCTCCTTAAACTGGTTGAATTCCGGGTCAAGCTTTCCATCCTTTGACCTAAACAGACCACCAACCGCATTGGTCTTGGTATCACCCAAGAATAGGGCTGCGATGCCACCCTCCATGTTGTTCTTAATCAGCGTGTGGTGGAGCGTTTCGTGGGCTACCAGTGCCTTCAGAGGGTTGTTGGAGTTGATGTTGATGTTTGCGGTATTCGTGTTGATGTCGTAACCGCTAGTTCCAGAGTCAATAAAGTTGTAATTTAGCGTTGGGTTGGCAATGGAATAGGTTGCCATTGACCTGCGAACACCCGGAGGCAATGCCTCGTACAACGCCTTCTGCTTTGTGTCAGTAAGTCCTTGTCGGAAATTTATCTCATCTCCCACAGCAAGCTCACGCATGCGCTTCTTGGTTCCCATGAATGCACCACCACCTGCGGCAAATGAGCCACCAATTACAAGAGACTCGGCTGCGGCCTGCGTCATTGTCTGCGGTCGCATGTCACCACCATCAGAAAGCCACTCGAAAAACAGGTCTGATGGATATGCGGCTGCGACACCTCGTCCTGTTCTCCTAATAATATCAGATGTAGCACCACCAAGCTCAAACATATTGAATGTGTGGGCAATTCCACGCCCAAGCGAACCCGGTGCTGTGTGTGCCGCCACACGCTTCCAGAATGGAATCTGTCCGCGCGCATTCTCCATTTCCTTGCCAACATAGCGCAAAATCTTGCCGTACTCGGAGAGGAACTTGCCAGTTTTGAGTGCTGCTCCAGTAATACCAATCGCTCCAACTACTGGGTTGCCAGCAAGTCCAACAACACCAGAAGCCCCCAGTGCTGCGTTGTACGCTTGATCAAGACCTCGATCCTTGAGGTAACCAGTCACGGCATCGTCAACCTTGGTGAGCGTCTCGCCAGTGCGTTCCAAAATGGAACTCATTGTCCTTGCTGGCGCGGAACGAAGCCTGCGTCCAAGCTCTGCGGTCTGCATCACTTTTTGAGCGTAAACTTCTGGAATGCGAGTTGCCAAGCTGTTGCGCTTTGCTGTCAACTCCTCAAGCTCGCGCATGGCGGTTGGCATTGTTGACCTAACCTCATCGGCACTGGCAGTGAGTCGTTTTGAGACCTCGGAGGCTTGATTTGCTCTAGCAAGCAATTCTGGATTACCCACAGCCCTCGCCGCAATATCGCTTGAGAGTTTTTGCGCCAACGGAACTTGAATTGCTTCTTTTCGTAAGATTGAATTTCCAGCTTCGATTGTTTCCCCAGCCTTAGCTAGTGCCACATCCATTTGAGCCATTTTGCCTGCTGTTTGCTGGGCCTTTAGAATTGCTCTTGATGCGCGAGGTGCAGAACCTGCAATTGTAAACGCCTTGGACGCTGGAATGACACTCTCGATATTTCCGAATAGTTCAGTAACTGCACTCGATCCAGAATATGTACGATTAAATTTTTCTGCGCCAAGAGTTTGTTTGAATTCTTGGGCTGCTTTTGCTGCGTTATCTATTCCAAAAACAGCTTCTGCAATCTCCCCAACTTGCACATCTTGTAGGGCTTGCTGTGCGCTATATTGTCGTTGCCTTGCCGCATACAGGTTGTCTTCTGCTGCGTCCGAAAGTTCTTTTGTAAGTTGAATATCATTTGCCGCATCAATGCCTTTGTACAGCAAATCACCAGTCAGTCCTTGCAGAATATCTAAATACCCGGCAGTTGTAACAACATTTTTAACCGATTGCTCTAGAGTTGCCAGAGATGATGTTGCCTGTTCAGCCACAGTTTGCTTGCCATAAACATTATCCCTTACAACATCCAACCAAGCTGTTGGACTGGTTAGTTTTTGGCCCATTCGGTACATATCAAACGCACCTACTGCAACCTTCCCTACAAATTCCTTGGCTCCTTCTAGTGTATCATCGAATGTCCCATCTGGACGAGTTAGACCATCATCAAATAAAACCTTAAATGCTGGAAGGTTTTCTGGCTTTCTAATTTCCTGCTCTGGAAGAAGATACGCCTGACCTTTTTCGTTAATCGTACCATCCTCGTTAAAGACACCAGATTCCTTCAGGTTGAAGAAAAGCTCTCCGCGAGGTGTGGCGTTTCCTTCAGTATCTACAAGCCCAACTGCTTTTGCCCGATCTGCATTAAGTGGCTGTGAAAACAACTCATTGGCATTGCGGTAGATTGTGCCGTCTGGCATCCGCAGGGAATCAATCTCCATCCTCCGTGCCATTTGAGGATCTACCGTCACCATGTCAGATGGTGGAACCTGTGTGAGTTCCGCTTCTGAAATGGGTTGGTTGTACGCCTCGACAAGCGAATCTGCTGATTCAAGCTCAATTTGTCTAAGCTTATCAGTTACATCAGCATTCAGCAGTTCAAGGCTTCCCTTGACCTTTTTGTTGTGTTCTGGCTGCTGGTCGGGCGGTACATTGAATGGCATTTTGGGAAGGATTATTTATTTAGGCTTCGGAAGTAGTTGTTTGCCTCAACTGCTGCTTTGTCTTGAGCGGTTTGAGGGGAACCATCGGGATTGATCAATTTGTTTCCAGTGATTCTCTCCTGTCCTTTTTGGATGTATTGGATCACCTCGTCAATCCTAGCCTTCGCTGCCTTTTCTGACATTTGTGGTTTAATCCCAACAAATGCAGCGGATGCCCTTGCACCTTCTGCGTCTGAAAGCGCACCCATGCCCTTCATGTCCTTGATTGCCTCCATGAAGCCCATTGCCTCCACTTGGTCAAACAAGACCTTAGCATCAGCAGCGTCAGTTCCGGGAACCCATGTTGGAGTAATGGTTGCGCCAAACAAGCCAGAAAAACCTTCGTGACCTTTAAGCTCTGTCAACATGTTCACAAACCTATCTGATTTGTCTTTTGTGACTGCTACCTGCTGTTGCATGTCGCGTTGAGCCAGTTCTGTCTTTTGCTTTTGCTCTGCGGTTGGTGGTGCTGACATCACCTGTGCATCAGCTAGAGATCCATCTGGATTCATTTGCACCTTGTAGGTTCCCATCGGGTCTAAACCGAACGCTTCAGCCTCTTGTCCTTTGACAATCTTAACTGCATTTTGTTGCTTTGCTCCAGCTACTGGCACAAATCCCGGACGAACTTGGTATTGCGGTGCTTGCTGGGCTGCTGGTTGAGGCTGAGCCATTCTTGGTTCAGTCGGCATGGCTCCGCTTGGTGCCGCCTGCGATGTTGCCATTCCCGCGCCCTCTTCAATCATACGGGCAACTTCAGCTTGTTGCTCTGGAGTACCCATTGCTTGTTTGGAGAGATCACCTCGGCTCAAACGCTCAAGGGCAGGGATGATAGAACCCTTGGCAAAGTCCCGTTCGTTAAACTTGCCATCAGACGCTCCGGGATCGTTGGTTTTGTGTGGAGCGATAAAGGTTACATTTGGAATGCGTCCAAGTGTATCTGCAAGAACCTGAGCATAACCATCTGGGTCAGACTCCATGACCTTGCGTGCTTCAGCGTGACCAACAAAGAATGGTTCGGTGTGGAAGCGTCCGGGTGTACCCCGTCCATTCTCCTTGGCGGTACGAACACCACGAACTGGCACTTCTACTCCACGCTCGGCAAAGTATTGTTGAGTTTTATTAACATAATCCATCGCCGCAGCACGCTCAATTGCACTAGCATCATTTGGAATGATGATCTCAACACCCTTAGCATCCTTGCTGGCAGCGGCATTGAAATCAAGAGACACCTGTCTTGCGTCAGCAGTCGACCTTGGCATCTGATCGCGTGTTTTTGAGGTGAATCCAAAGTTGTTGGAAGACGGAAGCTGATCGTAATTGATCTGCGATGTCGGAGGCATTTCTTCAGCGTATGCTGGTTTCCCAATACCCCATGCATCAATATCTTGAATTTCTCTGTTTGCTTTTGTATCAAGAAACCTTCCAGTATCTGGATTAAATGGCATTTCTTTGTTGCCTTCAAATGAAGTCCCATCTGGGGCTGTAAATACAGGTTTTTTCATTTGATAGGAAGGCTTACCAGCTTGTGCTGCTTTGTATTCAGTTGCTCTAGTGCGCCTTTCCTGCATTCCAAGCTGTTGTTCCTTATAGATAGCATCAGCAAGTGCTTGATCTCGCTGGAACGACATGTTTGAGCGATTACGCATTTCACCAACACCCATGTTGATTAGGTTCGCAACCACCTCGGCTTCTGCGGCACGGTCAGAAAGTGGAATATTCTCGTCACGCATGCGTTCTTTTACGTTTTGAAGCGATGGTGCAAGGTCTGGGAATAATTGGAGCGCAGCGTCAATCTGAAGGCTGCTTTGTTTGATTAGCTTCTTCTTCTCCCCCTGCTGCTTGAAGTAGTCCTTCGCCTGACCAGCTAGATCGGCAATCCCCTGTGATCCAGTCATCGCAAGATTCTGCGCGGATTGGATCATCTGGGATGAATCCCCGTATTGGTATGGAAGCGTTTGTACTTGTCCTGCGATAATTGCCATGATCTTAAACTGTGTATGCTTTCAACGGTTGGCCTAGTGCGCCCAATCCAATGTTGCTAAAAGCTGTGGATGCGTTACCCATGTTACCACTTCCAAGGAAACTGCCAAAGTTGCCAAGGCTAGTACCCATTCCGCCACTCAACCCAGCACCCATAAGCGTACTGCCAATGTCGCTAAACATTTTTGCTTTGGCTTGTTGGTTTGCAGCGTCTACTGCATACTTGTCCTTGTTATATTGATTGGTAGCTCCAGCCGCTTGGTTAGCGAGGTTAAGAGGCATTGCAAACATATTGAGTCCGGGAATGGTGTAAAAGTCTTGGGCAAGTCCAGCTGCTCCAATGTTGGCTCTCATTTCTTGATCTAGAAGTGCGGCCCTTTGTTGCTCACCAGTCAAGAATTGGTTGAACCCAAGTTGCCTTTCCTGCGCTTGTTGCGCCCCAATGCCAAGGTTCTGGCTAAACAAACCTTGTTGAGTCGCAAGTCTTTGCTGCAAAGCCCCAAGTCCTTGACCATACGCCATCTGACCTGCGCTTGCTGCTTCGGCACGCCTAGCTGCCTGTGCCGCTTCTCGGTTTTGAATCTCTGCGGCAATTGCTGCGTTTCCGCCAATGCGTCCAGAGGCTGCTGCGGCTTCTCTAGCACGCTGTTGAGCGAATCGTTGTTCCTCTCCCGACAATGCCCCACGACGATTGAAGGCTTCTTGCGCCATCGTCTGCGCCATCGAGGTGTCGTACAACTGATTGGCTTGTTCCTGCGAGATGGTGGGTTGATAGTTGCCCACCACGGAGCCATACTTAGACATGGCATCTGCTAAATTTAGGCCAAACCCTTGGCGAAGTTTTTGTGCCTCCCCTA